TGAGTAATTGTGCCAGCCAAAACCGCGTGACTGTCGTCCGCACCAGCAGATCAAAATTCGTGTCCTTTAATGTTGGTATATTTACCTTCTTTTTTGACCAATATTTTTTGCGGTATTTTTAAATCGTTGCAACGATCAAGTGCCTCATCAATATTGGCGGGCAAGTCAAGTGTTCTTTCGCGTTTGTACCACCAAAGCCTACCGCGTTCATTTTGAATTTGTATCCATTCTTTATAAATTGCAAATCCGCAACGATATTCCACGCGCATCGTCGGCAATCGTCCAGCTTTTACATGTTTATAATAATTTACGTCATGCACCTTCGTCCATTCTGCTTTAAGCTGATGGCTCAAGAGCGCGCCGTTGCTAGACGTCTTTTTCAATTTAATTTCGTTAGGTGGAAATTTAAAATCACAACGCTTGCAATGTGAAACGCCAGCAAAATTAATTTCGTTGCATTTCGGGCATATTTTTATCGGTGCATCACCTTCGCCAGAACCGCGACCATCTTTGACATTAATCTGATCTATGACGCCGTGTCTCTCAGTGTTGCCAGCAAAATCCAAGATCAAACAGTCATCTTTTCCTTCTGCCAATCGCATTCCACGTCCTAACATTTGAATCCACAGAACCAACGACTGAGTAGGCCGAAGAGCGCCAATTAAATCAACGCAAGGTGCATCAAAACCGGTCGTCAGAACGCCGACATTTGTCACACATTTAATTTTGCCAGACTTAAAATTTTGTAAAATTTTGTCACGATCTGTTGGCGACGTTTTGCCATTAATGGTTTCGCAACTGATACCGTGAGATCTCACAGCATCTCTAACATTATTCGCGTGACTAATACCAGCACAAAATAATAACCACGAACCGCGATCTTTACCTTTAGCAACGATTTCAGATACGATGGCCTGTGTCGTTTTATCAACGTCGACTGCCGCTTGAAGTGATTTTTCTTGAAAATCACCACCAACTTTTTTGACGCCGGTCACATCTAAAGTTGTGTCTGTTTTTTTCGTACTCACTTCACATAAATATCCCTGTGCAATGGCCTCGTTTATTTTATATTCATAGGCAATGCCATCGAACAATCTATCTGTGCCTTGGTACAATAACCCACACTGCAATCTGAACGGCGTTGCCGTAAAACCAATCAGCTTTACTTTTGGATTAATTGCTCGCAACGCCGTTAAAAATTGACCATACATCGAATTATTATTGCGATTGATCATGTGCGCTTCATCAACAATAACCAAATCTATTTTATTTAAAAGATTTGCTTTTTTATAAATTGACTGAATGCCAGCAAAAATAATTTGACTGTCGAGGTCGCGACTTTTTAATCCAGCCGAATAAATGCCGGCTGGCGCTTCTGGCCATAAATTAATCATGCTGTCGTAATTTTGCTGAATCAATTCTTTGACGTGAGTTAAATTTAAAATTCTTGTTCCGGGATAATATGCAAGCGCCGATCGCATAAATTCGCAAATTGTATATGCTTTACCGGTGCCTGTGGGCATCACGATCAACGGAGATCCGGCTTCGTTCTGAAACCAACGATAAATACCTTTGACAGCGCTATCTTGGTAAGGTCTGAGTTTAATTTCCACTTTAAAAATCCGTACCAGCGCCAATAACGCTATTGCAGTAAGGCTGATTGTCATCATCAAAATTAAACTCCCCTTGCCGTTGTACAAAGTCGTTTAATTCTTTCCATGAACGGTCTTTTGTAAATGTGGCATTTGCCCTTTCTTCCATTTCCATCCACCAGTCACGGTCTTGAGGTCTGTTCTTGCAAATCCAAGCTCTCGTTTTTTCACTCTTTAGAAAACAGCCCGTACAGTTACCAAGTGCAGGATTAGATAACTGCAAATCAAAATTAGACTTACTCCAATATTCCGTTATATCACTAAGATAAATATTATTTTCAATTAGTGGATAAAAGGGTTTTACTCTTGGGTCTGGTGTTTTACTAGCGCGGTGCGTTTCATCCGCACGAATACCAACCGCATGATGCCATTGTTTATGTCCTAGAGAAACCATATAACGCTTAACAGTCCTTAGTTTTAACTCTATTGTACATATTCTATGGTCTTGATTAGGTAGGTATGGATTTTTCCATCCAAATATCAATTGTTCAAAAGGCTCACCCTTGCGGGATGCAGTATCAAAATCAACAACTTTAAAACCAACCTTACCGTCATCACACCTGTCATATTCAAGCCAAATTATTTGAACACCCCACTTTTCACCACACTCTTTTACATATAACAATGTGGCCTCGTCTTCCTTGCCTGTATTCTGGAACAAAACTATATAATTATCAGGAAGTGTGCCGCCATGCTGATCTAATATCATTTTAAGCATGTATCCCGATGTTCTACCGCCTGAGAAATTTATAACAATAGGCAATATTTTATCATCGATCAATCCCATTCTTCTGGCGAGCCATGTTGACATTTCAAATTTCCAGACATTACCTTTAACATGCTCAGTTTTTGTTGCGAGCTTTTTCGAAACCCAAACCTCATTCCGGCCGCGATACGTTATTGTTTTTTGATCCCACACACAAAGTGCTTTTTCAGTCTCGCGACAAAGTCTTAATTTTAAAGTTATTTTTTCCATTATCTGTCCAATTTTTGTATGTAATATTTTTACCATCAAAATTTATTTGTTCGTCCGGAACCAAGTCCGGAATAAAACGATGGCAATCGTGCTGTTGGCGCTGCACGTCAACAGGTATTTCTTTTTTATACTGACCGCAGATCCATTTCTGGTCTTCGTCTGGCGTGCTGTAAAGACACGTCCGGCAATTGCGTTCTGGCAATTGTTTGCCGTGACACTGCTCCTTAAATTCACACCACCGACATAAATAAAAGTCTTCCGCAAATGGTTTTGTCGGAGGCACTTCACCGTCAATAATATTTTCAGCTTTTTTAATTAGCGTCTCTGCAAATTTGCGATCGTATTTGACGCGCTCTGTGTAAATTTCGTCAGTATTTTTATTCACGGCCATGTAAAAGGCGCGCGTCAATTTTCCTAAATGCATGTACACTTGCATTTGTGCATAATGTTGCGGCTTAGATCCAATGACCGTCTTTTTTACAAGATCGTTAAATGATTTTTCGCTGTGCGTCTTAAATTCTAATAAATGCCATGTAGTTGGCGCTTCTGGAAAACCACGACCGACGCCATCAAACGATCCACCAAAATGATTTTTCACTGCCTTGATAGACCACTGTCGACCGGTCTCCGGATCAACTTCGGCAACTTCAATGCCGACGTCGCGCAATTCTTTGATAAAAACGTGTTCTTCATTATGACCGCGTTGAAATAATTTTAACAATCTGCCGTCGTGTTTAATGGTTCTGGCCCATCTGAAAGTGTACCAAAGTTTTCTTGGGCATTCGTCACCAATGATCGATCCACCAAGATGTGGGCGTCGACTGTCACCAGCCGACGCTTGATAATTTTTGTATATCGCATCACGAATTATTTGTGGTTTTGATATAGCGACCATTAGTCTATTCCCAAGGTGCCTTAGATGCGGCAGGAGTGCTATTAGCGCTCTCTGCCACAACTTCTACCGGCGCTGTCGTTACCGGAGCTGACGACGCCTTTGCTGGATGCCATTTGGTTATTTTGTTATACTGACCGTCCACATCCAAATCAACTGTCATCGGCTTGTCGTGCAGCTCCGTGCTATCTTGACACGTCTGCACGCCAACAGCGTCCATGATCGAACCGAACTGTGACCGAGAAATAGTCTTAGCTTTTTCGCTTGTGGGGTGCCACAAATTCATGTTTTCCCAGACCAGACGACCTTTGCCTTTGTCGCTTATGACCTCATAAGTAACCTTCAACAGTTCGCCGTTGCCGGATTTGTACGGCACAGTTTCTGAATTTTTGATGATCACTTGGTAAGTACCTTTTGGGAGTGCGGCGAATTCATCCTGTGGAAGATCCGCGCGGTTAAAGTTTCCTAAATTTGCCATTATTTTTTTCCTTTTCTGTTAAAAAATGGTATTGATTTTTGAATTGGCGATATATCACACAGGCCGTCGCTGTTTAATTCCAGAATAATTTCTGCTGGCATTCCATAACGATTTCCAGCTTGCCAAGCCGGTGTTTCCTGTGTATGCAACACGCGCTGACCATTGCCTAGGGCGCGTGTGACATTCTTGTTAAAACCTACGTCTTTTTCTTTTGTAAAAGTTTTATAATTTGCAAAGAAAATAACATCACTATCTTCAGCTACTAGTGCAGCAGCGGTTTTATGAAGCTTGATGCCATAACGGTCGTATGGATCGGTGTCTGGTGCATCAAACCTTTTTATCTGGTGGTGTGCAATCTGAATAATTGTCATCGACTTGTGATCACGCAAATAATTAATTGCTTTTAAGTAATCGTCGCGCCACTTGTCGCCGGCGAGCGCCATTCCCTTGCCAAAAGTTAACGCTTTGCAACTTTCATCATTGATGCTGTTGGCACCATTGTCAGCGGCAACCTCAGCCCATATGAGTGGCTCTAACCAATCTAAACTGTCAACCACAACAGTTTTAAATTCATGGTCACCACAGAGCGCGGAAATCGCGTCCTTGACGTCCTTGAACGATGTTGCGAGTGGGAACGCATCGACCGACAGATTGTCGGTGCCGTCTTCGGTGCGAATAAAAACTGGAGCGGGGAAGCTTGCTGCCAGCGTTGTTTTACCAATTTTACCTGTACCGTACAGCGTGATAATTGGTGGTTTTGGCGCGTCATCTGTACGCACTAGTGATTTAAGATCAATCATTTTCATTTTTTCCTTTCTTGATCTGTTTAAAAAAAGTTGTGGGTTTTGGACACACCAGTACCCACAAAACTGGTTAAACACTGGTGGAAAGAAACCAGCGTGTCGGGGGGATTAATTGTTTAATAAATACAAAATGATTTTTTTTCCTTTTGTTTTGTTCATTACTTTTATGCCAGATCTGTAGTTATACGTCAAGCATAAAAATGATCATTATTTTTAAATAGCATACCATACCTGTTTCGGCCGGCCGCGACCGGTCTTATCTTCTTTAAGCGTGGCTAATTCTGCCGCTTCTAACGTGCGTAAAATTTCTTCTAAATTTTTGCGGCCGTACTTTGAAAACGGTGACTGCTTCATCATGTTTGACCATGTAATTCCATTTTCGCCAAGCTCGCGCAGCGCGTTTAAAATTTCTTTTTTCTCTTTCTCAACGTCACTATTTGAGATATTACGCTTCATAATTTTAATCGTCGACTGCAACGAGTGACGCACATATTGAATGGCCCAGCTCGTGCTGGCAGCGTCAACAGTGTTGGCGTTGGGATCTTTGGCAAGCGCTACAATCAATGCCATTTTCATGGCCATCTCTGACGATCGACCGGCCAGAGCTTCAAGTCCAAATAGCTCTAATTCATCACAAGTATCTACGCGCTCTTGGTCAAATTCAGCAATCAAGACCATCGATTGGTGGTCGAAGGATAGCTCAATAAAGCTTGGACGATCTTCGGCTAATTCGCT